ATTGCAATCCAAGACGATTTAATTGCTGCGATCGTCAACGCTCGTTCTAACATGTTATCGGCTTTTGGACGACGCCAACCTAATAGGTTTTCTACTGGTTTCCGGATTGTTCCAATGCCGGGCGTTCTAGATAAAATCGAAGACCCGGAAGTGAAGAAGAAATTTCTTCGCGATATTGAATTGGCTGAGCGGAAATTGTCGACATGTGGGACGACTGATAAATGGGGAACTGAAGAGCGCTACATGACTTTTTCCCAGTACTTATACATGACGACCCGCAATGCGGTTGTGAATGGTCGAATTGCCACGGAAATTATTTACACTAAGGACGCCACGAGTGGTGAACGGAAATTCCAAGCTTTCAGGCCTTTAGATGTTGGGACGATTTTCCGAGCTGTCAAGGATTCAGATCAAGAGTTAGAGACTGTTAGGAAGCAAGCTATTAAATTGATGGAATATTACAACAAGGAGAAAATCCCAGTTAATCAAACTAATATTCCGCAATCGTTCGATTGGGTTCAAGTAATTCGGGGCAAAGTCATGCAGGTTTTTAATGACGATGAATGCGCCGTGCATAACTTTTATCCGGTTACCGACATTGAGCTAAATGGATATCCAATTACGCCAATTGACACGGTAATCACCCAAGTAATCACCCACATTAATATTGGCGAGCATAACAAGCTCTATTTCCAATCGGGGCGCGCCGCCCGCGGAATGTTGATTTTGGAATCTGACGCGATCGACGATGATACAATTGCGTCAGTAAAGCAGCAATTTAACGCCAGCATTAACTCTGTTCAGAACGCTTGGCGGATGCCCGTATTTGGGATTAATCCGGGCGATAAAATTTCGTGGACTCCTATCGACACAGGGTCGCGGGACATGGAATTTCAATTTTTATCGGATTCCAACGCTCGGGCGATTTTGTCAGCTTTCTTGATGTCTCCTGACGAGTTACCTGGTTACACACATTTGTCTAGGGGGACTAATTCTCAGTCCTTATCAGAAGCCGATTCTGAATATAAGTTGACGGCTGCGCGAGATGTTGGATTACGCCCGTTAATTTCTCAAATGGAAGATTTTATTAACGCTAGACTCTTTCCATTAATCGACTCAGATTTAGCGAAAATCTGCACGATTAAACTAGTGGGACTTGATGCGTTGACAGAAGAGAAGGAGTCCGTTAGGCTTTCAGAAGATTCAGTCATCCATATGACGATGGATGAGATCTTAGGGAAAGTTGAGAAGGAGCCTCTAGGCCTTGAAGCTGGTGGATCGGTTCCGTTTAATGAGAAGTGGTGGGCTAATTTATTACAATTCCGCACTAAAGGATGGATTTTGGAGCGTTTCTTTGGTATTAAGGACGCTTCCAAAGACCCTAGGTGGGATTATTGCCTAGGTGACCCGGTTGATTCAGCCTTGTTTCAAGGGAGAGCTCAAGCTCAATTAGAAATGCAAATGCAACAGCAAGCCGCTCAACAACAATTGGCGGCTGGGCAACCTGCCGATTCGGGCGAAATCCAGAATGGCTTAGGGCAGGTCCAGGACGCCTTGGGCAAATCGGAGCGACTGCCGGCGGCTGTTCGCCGTTTAGTACAAAAGCAAGACCTAATCGTTAAAACTACGATGGATGAGTGGGAAAAGGACGCTAAAAAATTAGCGGTAGAAACTCGGTCTATCATTAACAAATTTAAATCCAAGAAAAATAAAATAGATGGCTAATGGTCCTAAATTACCAGAATCGGTCATGTTGTCGCTCGATTCTAAAGTTGAAGATTTATTTACGCGGCTTCGGAATAGATTTTTAGGGTATCAACCAGGTAAGCGAATTGTGGTTGGATATACTCGAGATAAGTCGTTACCAGGTATGTATGAGGCCGCGTCTCGTGAAGAGGGTTCTAAGCCCGACATCAGCAAAATCGATCGACTCGTTCATATCGCCAATACATATATTGAAGCTACTAAAGAACGTACTAAAGCGCGTCTGATTAATGAGGTTGAATCAATTTTACATGATTATCATCATGGCAGAATTTCGGACGATGATTTAGATTCCGCCATTGATACGCAAGTTCACGGAATTTTAGGTAAAGCTACGTTAGATGTCCAAAATATTTTAGGTTCTGAAATTAATAAAGCTAAGAACTTAGGGATATTGGATGGGATCATTTCGATTAATGCTGCTCAAGGGATTGGTGACCCAACCGTTGTATTCTTAGTGGTTCGAGATAATGTTCTTTGTGAAGAATGTATTAGGTTGCATTTGTTGGGCGATCGGACTACTCCAAGGGCTTGGAAGCTATCCCAGGTTGGCTCGGGGTATCACAAAAAGGGCGATCCGGAGCCTAAGTTGTCGGGGACTCACCCTATGTGTCGATGCCAGCTTTCCACCGTTTTGCCGGGATATGGATTTATTGACGGGCGGCTTCGCTATATCAAACCGGGATATGACCTATATAGCGCTCAAAATTAATCTTGATTCCATATTAGGGAGCTATCACACTAATGGCAAATTTATCCGTTGATACTGTTAACCGCTTAATGATTTCGCTAACCAGCCAACAGGCAGGTCAAGAAGTTGTCAACGCAATGAACAATGCGGCCTCCGCTGGTTGGTACCTCCCGACCCTAATCATTGCGACTTCCACTTCTACGACCACTGATTTCGCTGACCTGGTTGTAGGTGATATTGTTGGGATTCTCCCGGCATCCGCTGGTAATTCCCACTTCGTGGAAGTTGCAACCGCAGCGACTTTACCGGAAGCTGCTGTAATTGGTTCACTTTACGTGGTATTCCGAGCTGTACCGGCCGCTACCACCCAAACTCTATAATTGTAGTTGATTAGTAGTTTTGTCAGCTGAAAATTTTGGCCCCTCTCGAGTTATCCCTCGGGTGGGGCCAATAAGTATGTGGGCGTTATATTGGTGCATGAATGTTGGCGAATTAGATCTTAGTGCCCCTTGGTGGCACACCGTGATAATGTCTCCCACCCACCAATTAGATCATTTCGTGTCTTACTACAATGCTTTAATGGGCAGGGCGCTTCTCAAGCAGAAGCCTCTACATTCTGTAGACCGTAGTGGCAAATATTCACCTAATATTGATGTAGAAGATTCACCTAAGAACTTGATTGGTTTTTTGGAGAATTATGTCGACGCTCGCGTAATTGACCGTCGATACACGAAGAATTTAACACCACAAGAAATCATGATGGCGTGGGACCAGGGGTATCTTGTGATTAATTTCGGGAAGACATCGATTGATGTAGCTTTCGCAACCGAAGATACCGCAGAGCTGCAAATTATCAATAAATATTTAGACGATTTGTTAGCGCCCCCAGTCCCTAAGGGGTCCGTTTACATGATGTCGGTGGGAAAATTGGGGCCGGAGTTTAAAAACATAGGGGTCGGGGGGATTCCACTAGAGCGGCACAATTACGAAGATGCTATTTTGGCGGCATATGATCGAGTCGTTGTAGACGTTAGTGCTACGTCGCCTCGGGGCCGGCTTAGTATATTTGATGGACCTCCAGGATGCGGCAAAACTTATTTAATTCGTGGATTGCTAGATCAAATACAGCATGTCGTATTTATCTTAATTCCGTCGCATTGTGTGGCCAGTTTAGGTGAGCCGAGTAGTTTGTCTGCCATTATGAAGCTCCGAGTAGATACAGGCAAGCCCCTAGTCTTTATTATTGAAGATGCTGACGAATGTTTGGCGACTCGAGATGGCGCCAATATATCGGCTATCAGCACGATCTTGAATTTGGGAGATGGAATTATTGGGTCGGTCTTGGACATACGAATTGTCGCGACCACTAACGCTAAGTATACGGAGTTTGATCCGGCCATTAGGAGACCCGGCCGCTTAACTGTAATGCAGACTGTCGGGCCCTTTACCCTAGGTAAAGGGCGAGAGGTTTACCGCAGATTGTGTCCGGATGCTAATCCTCAAGATATCGATGGGAAGCTGACACTAGCTCAGGTCTATCAAATGGCTTACGACAAGGGGTGGCGAGCTCCCAAGTTGGCTGATAAGACTGTTGGGTTTGAGACTTCGCCGCGTGAATCACTAATGGAGATGCTAGATGACGATGGATACGATGATTAAGAAGGTTTATAGTGGGATGTGTTTGTGCGGCCATTCACACTTAC